ACTACCCAATCCACGCACCTGTAGTGAATGGCTTCCGTTCACAGTCACTGTAGCAGCAACTAGATGGATTCCGGCGTCAAGTAATATCTCGGTGCCTTCGGTAGCACTAGCATTAAACCAATCAACGGCCTCCTTCAAAGTTGCATAGTTACCGTTAGGTCCAACATAGATTCGATTGGCCAGGCGCTGTGCCTGTTGTACGCCAGTGGGACCAGTAGCACCTTGTGGCCCGGTAGCTCCCGTGGCACCAGTGATACCAGTTGCTCCGGTGATACCAGTTGCTCCGGTGATACCAGTTGCGCCAGTAATACCAGTTGCGCCAGTAATACCAGTTGGACCAGTGTCGCCCGTCTCGCCCTGTGGACCAGTTGGACCAGTGTCGCCCGTCTCGCCCTGTGGACCAGTTGGACCAGTGTCGCCCGTCTCGCCAACGCCAGTCGGACCAGTATCGCCCGTCTCACCCTGTGGACCAGTTGCGCCAGTGTCGCCCGTCTCACCTTGCGGACCGGTTGGACCAATGTCGCCCGTCTCGCCAACGCCAGTCGGACCAGCATCGCCCGTCTCACCTTGTGGACCGGTTGGACCAGTGTCGCCCGTCTCACCCTGTGGACCAGTTGCGCCAGTGTCGCCCGTCTCGCCAACGCCAGTCGGACCAGTGTCGCCCGTCTCACCCTGTGGACCAGTTGCGCCAGTGTCGCCCGTCTCACCTTGCGGACCAGTCGCCCCGGTCTCACCCTGTGGACCAGTCGGACCAGTGTCGCCCGTCTCACCCTGTGGACCAGTTGCGCCTGTGTCGCCCGTCTCACCTTGCGGACCGGTCGGACCGGTATCGCCCGTCTCACCCTGTGGACCAGTTGCGCCAGTGTCGCCCGTCTCACCTTTCGGACCAGTTGCGCCAGTGTCGCCCGTCTCGCCAACGCCAGTCGGACCAGTATCGCCCGTCTCACCCTGTGGACCAGTTGCGCCGGTGTCGCCCGTCTCACCTTGCGGACCAGTCGCCCCGGTCTCGCCCTGTGGACCAGTCGCCCCATCAACGCCCGTTGCTCCTGTTGCCCCTGTGACGCCTGTCGCCCCTGTGACTCCCGTCTCACCCTGTGGACCAACAATCTGTCCAACGTCCACCCAGACAGAACCATCCCACACATATAAATCTTCGTCGGCAATAACAAACCAACCATCACCTTCAGTATTGCCTATTGAAGGCAAGTCACCGACAGTGGCTTTTGATCCAAGTAAGTGTACTGCCACGCCTTGCGGTCCGGTTGAACCAACCGGTCCAGTGGAACCAGTTAAACCAGTTGGTCCGACAGGGCCAGTAGCACCAGTCAACCCAACAATTTCACCGCCTGAATATCCGAATCCCATGATTATACCCCCATCCAAGCGAGTGACTGCGAAGAGGCCGCTATGACATAGATCAAACTGGGATCATCTACTGGCAATTCGATAACACCGCCAGGGAGAAGTGGAAAGCCACTGGCAACTGTTACGTCTGCATCACCAACATACACGATGTCGGTGTTGGCATCAGACTCACTAATTCCAGGCGCACGAACCAAGACACCTCGGTTACAAGGGCCAGTGGCAATTGTCAGTTGGGTGGCACTTGTACCAACGGTAATACGTCCGTATAACAGGTGCTTCATACTCGAAGTTTCTTTGACTAACAACATATTTTACTCCTCGACTGGAAGTATCTATCGGTCACACAGTAATTTGCCCACAGTTAAGATAGTCTGTGGACCGAAAAAAACATGGTAGAACTACCACCATAGGATATAGCATTAGAAGCCAAACCCCATACTTCAATGTAATCCCCGACGTTCAGATAGTTGATAGTAGTACCAGTAAGGTACAATGCCTGAGTATTTATGCTCATGATTATCAACAATGCCTCACCAACGGGGGGGAGAACTACCTGGAACATAGTTCCTATAAAACATCATGGAACCGAGACTCTTATAGTTGGCCCATTGAAGTTGTCCAACTAACAAATAGTAGCCAGCCTCCTTCACCACAAATCTGTTGTTGACAACATCCCACTCACTATTCGTATCAAAGTTAATGCGATTGAAAGTAACCTTCTTTGGTGTCCCAATCGCAAAATTTTGAGTGCCATCAAAATAAACGCGACACCTTGAATTAAATCCACTGACACTGCCGCTGGGACCAGTCGGACCGGTGTCGCCCATCTCACCCTGTGGACCAGTTGCGCCCGTCTCACCCTGCGGACCAGTGTCGCCCGTCCCACCTTGCGGACCAGTATCGCCCGTAACTCCAGTCGATCCCAGTATTTCAGATACAACTAACGGAAGTAGTTCGTCCGAAATCGCATCAATGTCAATAACAATACTAGGAGAACTGAACCCAAACCCCACTAGAACTTACCTCCTCTTGTACCGCCACCGGCACCTAAATTACCGGGCATCCCTGCGCCACCAATCGGACCCATAGGCTGCGCCCTACCGCGAACTGTGGAAGCAGTGTTGTTATTCAAGGTAGTTTCACGTGCGGCTTGTTTCTCTTCGGCACCGGCATGCATGTTTGTAGCAAGGTCTGTCACCCCGCGAGCGGCAAGATTTGTTCCCTCGACTGGTGCAACAATTGGCTCGCCCTCTGGACTGATTCGCCCGCCCTTCATCTGTGCCCGTGAGATTCTTGCAATCCGTTCTGCGTGGTCCACGTTTGCCTTGACATATTCATCCTCTTCGAACCCAAGTGCCACACCAGCTATTTGATTCCCGATTAGACCCGCAGCCTGGGCGGGTATAATTATGTTGGGATCACTCGTTGTGTATTGGGCCTTGTCGATCTCTTCGTTAATAGCTTCAATGATGTTGACAGTTGTCTTTCCGCCAAGGAGCACGCTGACCATCTTCTTCGCTAACTCCCGCTTGATTAGCCTGCCGGGAATCGCCACGGAAATCTGTTGTAGTTCACCAGCCTCTTTGATCCGGTCTGCCTCCGTCTTCAGTCCGTACTGATCTGGATAGCGAACAATGGCCGTCTCTCTCTGGCGTGGATTTTTACTTTCGTAGGCCGACCAGTAATCGGCAATCTGATTCTCAGCGCTCTGTAAAACCAGCCCGAGGTAAGAGAGGCCAGCTTCCAGACCTTGGTTGTCCATCCCCTTACTCTCGGCCGACTTCCTGACCGCCAAGCTGCTTACTGCTAAGTTCACTAGCTCCCGTATATCTTGCTTCAGTCTGTCTTGCAGTGCGATGCTGGCGGTCAGCGGCTCTGACGATGGATTGATGAATGCCGGCGCATTCATTCCCTTCTGATAGGTTCGCCCCTGTGTCGTACCTAGCGAAACATCCTCATCCGGTGAACTCTGGTCCCCTGCCATCGCCGTGCCATCGGTTGCCGCCCGCTTCAAGTGCGACGATAGTTGGGCAGACCTTTGCTCGATATAGAACGGAAAGTTACTTCGTATTGCGTAGTTTACATCACTGCTCCCCAGATTCAATAGAGCAATCTGGTGATAGCAAATATCTTGCATCAAGGATGTCTGAATATCGAGCATCACAAATGGGATGCGAGTCAGTTCTAATACTTGCGGCTCGGGTGAATGATTCCCGAACTGGTCAACAGGTGCCCCGTCCGTATTGTAAAACTGAACATGAACCCTGCCGTCCTCAATCCACATCCGACGAAAGCGTTTTGTTGTTAGCGTAGGTAGGAGCGTAGTCGTATCAAAATCCAGCGCCGTGTCACGCAACAGTATCGCTTGAAACTCGGACGGGTCTTCCGGCTTATTGTTTGTCCAAGACAGAATATCTTCTACTTGGTAGTTGTAAACATAGGGCCTAACATTCGTCACCTGATTCAAAGTTGTGCCTGGGCTTACTTGCGGATTGTCAACATAGATTCCAGTACGCCCGATGACAAGCAACTCTGTCAGTACGTTGATCCCCATGAAGGAACTCATCGTGGACCCACGATGATCTACTCCACCATTGAGACCTTCTACTGCCAGTTTATAAGCCGGTGATCCACCAGCCCGGCTAATATCTCTTAGCCGCTGGAAGATAGAATTCCGAATTTCGTTGATGGCCGTCTTAGCAAACGACGGGATGGGCGTAATATTCCTGCGGGCTTCAAAGTCCCATGTGGTCTCTCGGTCGCTGAACTGCTGTAAATACTGATCACGAAACTGCGTCCCGGCGTCATAAACGCCGCGCCAAATTTCCCAGTTGAACTGCGAGTTGAAGTACGAGGGATGGCGCGAGTCCAGAAGAATAGTTGGGATCAGGTCCATATTTATTTCTCAGCATATTTCTCTAAGTATTGAATGGCCAGCTTCAACAGTTCAACATTCTCACCAAACAATCCGATGGCAGTATTACACCTATGACAAAGTAGCGCGCGAACTAAACCGGTTTTATGGTCATGATCCACGCAGAAATGTTTATTACCTCTCCGAGACTTGGTAGCACTACACAGGAAACATCCACCATCTTGTTTTGACAATTTCGCGTCATACTCCTCGCGTGTCATACTATAAAGCCGTTTTATACTGTTTTCCCAGCTTATTTCGTTTTGAGGTTTGCGACCGGCCCTGACAGATCAGTATAAGTATTACGGTTCACGTCACTACTTTCACACACCCATCTTTATATTTCTTTAGATACTGTATAACACGCCCAAGTAAATTAGTGTCATCGCTAAACAATCCAATTACCGTATTACACTTCCTACAAAGTAGTCCACACACGACCCACGTCGTGTGATCGTGATCTACACAAAGCTTCTCACATAACTTACCACAAATCGCACACTTGCCTTGTTGTTTCTCAATAAGAGCAACATAGTTATCCCACTCCAACCCATACGTACTTTTAAGTCGCTTCACCAACTTTATGGGAGCATATTTCAAGGAGTATTCATGCAATTTTTCTTTACGTGTGCTGGCATACTTTTTCTTCTGGGCAAGCCTCTCAGGACGTTTTTGCTTGGTAGTTAGCTTTATTATTTGCCGCTATCTCTTCCTTGTGCTCCTCATAATACTTTTTATGATTGGCTGCCGCCCTTTCCTTATGCTCCTCATACCACTTTTTATTGGAAGCCGACTTCTCTTCCTTCGTCTTAGCCATTAGATCACACCAGTTATGTTACGGTTCTGATTCAACACACCAGAGTCCACCACCAAGGACAACCCAATTGTTGCGTACACTAGGCTGTGACTGAAGTGATCCTGCCCGCCAGTTGTCAAATATTCGGCGACCGAGTTTCCTGTCTTGTCCCTCACGTATGAGCGGCACAGCGACTTCAAATGGCTTCTGTACTCTGTGGATATGTCTCTCGGCAGTATTAGTCGTGGCGGGTTTGTTTTTAGTCTTCCCAAGGCGCAACTGATCCAGGCGGTTCGGTCCACGGTTGCCAGCGGCGCGCCCGTATCCTCGTCGCTTACTGTCAACTCTTTCGCAGTCTGTCCACGTCGGTAGCGAGAGCCCCACGCACAACCAGGAAACCTTCGGCAGAACTCCCGCACCTCATTTACCTGTGGATCAAGATCAATCACTGCCCCCAAAATCTGCCACTCACGCATAAGCTCATCAAGATACTCGAAGTCATCCTCTAGGAAAGTTCCGAACCAAATCAACTTACCGCGTGCCGCAGCTTGAATATCTAGCTCTGCGTTCTTCCCCAGCCGCCAGTCAACAATCGACACGTAGCAAATCTTACCTTGATCGCATCCAAGCGTCCGTAGTCCTTCGCTTGTCGCTGGCCGCAGGTCCGAGATACTGTGATCCCCGACTGCCCGATCAATCATCTCGTCAGTAATCTGGGCACCCTCTCCAACGAACGGCAGGCCCAACTTGCTATTAAAGAACTCCTGGTTGGCCGCTTCGTCACCAATCCCACGGTGATACTGAATGACCAACTCGCCCGGCGTCACAGTGGACGAGTACAGTTGATTGATATAAAAGCCACGTGACTCTTTTCTTGATACTTGTTTGTTTGTTGTCTGCCATTTGCCAGATGCCAGCCACTCAGTCTTCGTTGAGTGTTCGAGCTTCCCGCCGCACTCTTTACACTTCAAGAATGATTCATGGCATCTTGGATCACTAACGCTGTCTCCAATAACCTCTACGCAGTTCGGCCAGATCAACTCCGTAAACTTCCCGCAGCATGGACACTTGAATGTAAAATGCTCTTGCGTGCTCTCTAGGTAAAGTTTATGTATGCCTCGTTGCGGTACCGTCGGAGTTGAGAGTGCTAGGATATGCTTCTCAACCTGACCAGACAATCTTTCTAAAGCCAGCCCGACTGCCTCCCTCGACATCTCATCAATCTCATCCAGTATCAGTTCTGATACTGGAATGGACTTCATGTTCGTCTTACCGCGACTCCCCCGAATATAGAGGACGTTGATGCCAGTAGACTTAAGCTGAACCTTGTTGGTTGCTACAAACAGTTTTGTCAGGTAGGGACTAAGGTTCAACGCTCCGGTAAAACGATGAGTACTGAAGTCTCCGGCAGCCAGCGTTGTTGGCAGTACGTAAAGGACATCGCGTTTCAGTTTATCCAGTGTGTAAAAGGCGCGATTGATTCCAACCTCTGTCACACCCGTTTGAGCAGCCTTCATTGCAACTGTATACGTTGCCTGACTGTCGTGAATATCTCTGCACCAAGGATGATGTAAAAATCCGTAAGGGCCGGGGAAGGGGCTGCCCATTATCCTACGGCGGGTTGCCCACACCGAACACTTTGTCGTCGTCCCTGTAGTCACCTCTCTTAGGAACGCATCAGCCAGTGACTCGTACAATTCTACCTTACTCATTTGTCAATTGTCTTAATGAGGTCATTTAAACGGGCAGCAATCTTCTTTAGTTGTGGCACCGGTGTCCCCGGAACTCCTAATGTAGTATACCCTGATATCATCTCGACCGTACTATTGAGCGTGAAAAGCACTTGATTCCAAATCTTAATCCCCTCGTCACCAACAACTCCAACTGGCTTCGGGACTTTTACTGAAGTTGGTGGGCAGTTACCACATCGCTTTGTCTTAACTCGCGTAGCCATCTGATTACATCCGCTATGTCCTGTGTTCGTTCCAGACTACGGTGCTGTGGTCCACAGTTAGTTAGTATCATCGTAGGGACACTCATCACCTGATACTTGGCTGCCAACTCTGGTTGCTTGTCTATGTCTACTCTTGTGACCTTGACTCCAGACGCCTCAATCTGATCAATGTCATTCTTGATCAACTGGCAAGCGCCACACCATGTTGCGGAAAAAATTATCAACTCGGCTTTTACAGGAGCAGTGACATTTGTCTTGGGGGTAGGCCCTCTGGTCCAGGCAATCGCAACCACCATCAGTATGATGGGAAGCAACACGGTCAACACAAAGTTTGGCTTAGTCATACTTATATCAGTGCGGCAACAACAGCGGCCTTAGCAAACGGAGCGGCCACAATAGCAGCCTTTGCTACAATGGCCTCAACCTCGATGAGTCGAGCCTTGACAACTGCACGCCCCTCTGGTGTCGATAGCTTCACGTCCAGGACGCGCTCGAAGGTTCCTTCTAGCTCTTTCAAGATCGTTTCGTTTCCGGCCTTCATCAACTTTGACATGTCTCGAAGTGCTTCAAGCAAGTCGGAGACCTCTCCAACCGCTAACTCCTCGATCACTTCGGGTACACGCTTCATGCCCATCTCTCGGAGTGAAACGGCCAGCGCCAAGGCAGACCGACGTGTGTGTGTTAGATTTTTCTTGGCTCCAAATAACCATTTGCCAGCCTCACGGCCAATCAACACACATGCAATCACCAACGCTACCGATACTACAATGTTCATAAATCCTCCCTTAAGATTTGCCAATCTTTCGAATCTTCTTAGACTTTTCAATCTGTCCGGCCACGAGGCCAACAATCAGCGCAACCACACACCCCGCAATCAAAGCCACGGGCAGATTATCCACTGGTTCAAACACAGGTATCTCCCCATCATCAAGAGGTTGAGGGGCGGGATCAGTATCAGGTGTCACCACGGGTGTTGGTACAATTGGGTCGGGTTGATGATTTTTACGTCGCCAGGGCAACCACTCCTCGCCGCCATTGACGCCCGTGGCAATAGCATTATACAGACTCTCGCCACTCATTGGTAGCTTGTTGCCACACGCCTCATAAAGTACGGTACCGTCGTTACTCTGGACTCGCACCGACGGTACACTCTTGAGTGACTTTTCATACCGCTCAGTATAGATCGCGGTATCCGTTGTAACAGGAATGAAATGTACCTGCCCCTTTAAAGCTTTTAGTTTCGGAACATTTTCAAACCAGCCGAGAACTTCGGTGTATCGGGCATCAGCTTTATCCCCAATAATGCTTATGTAAAACTTGGTTCCATCTTCTGGAAGTCGCACAATGCGTTCATTGGCAATCACCCCGCCCATTGGAGTGGCCAGACAATGGGAACATAAACTAAGCAGAACAACCATTAAAAGGTATCGCATAAAGGTAGTCTCACTAGGGTAGTATTAGTTTGTCATCGGAGCGTGTGGTGAGTAAAGCACAGAAAAAGCCCAGCCTCCGCTCGCAATCCATTCAGCCAGAAATGTTTCACGTGACACGTACTGAATATGATCTACATCATTGTTGTTGAGTAACCCGGCAACCTTGTCATCGAGCGAAACAAGATTTACCATGTGCCGTCCACCGTTCACAACAACGGCCGCACCCCGCCTCGTTCTTAAAGACCAATCCAAGAATGCTACGTCCCCGCTTGTTGTGAAACAATATCTAACGCCAATCTTATCCATCGCAGGAGACCAATCATCGGGTCCTGCGCCATCACCATAAGTTTTCCGAATCAAGGCGGCTGTCTTATAGCGACCTTGCCAGTTTAAAAGCGAGATGGTGCTTGCCCAAACACAACTACCTTGACCACGCCTTCCCAACCAATTCTCCTGCCGCATTGATGCAGGGAGATTGACTGTTGGACGCTCAGTTGTAGACGTTGCATTGAGTGCGGGCCGTATCGAAAAACTTGACGCCAGCAGTATCAACGCTAGGAGGAGGTTACGCATAAACTCACTTGCTATGATTCTGGATGTCTTGAACTACGTTGCCGATAAACTTGCGAGCAGACTTAAATCGTAGCACCAGCGCACTTCCAAGCATACCCCCAATTGCAATCCCAATTCCTGATAAGGTTGAGTTCGCAAGATTCAGAAGCGAGGCTGACCCATTGGTCACGCCCACACACAAGGCAGCCACAACAGAAGCAACCACAACCATCAAAGCAACCATGCCGAGTACGTATTTCATTTTAGCCTCATTGGATGACAAACTATACTAACCTTGTGAAGACGGCGAATTAGTCTGTTTGGTGAATATCGGTTAAAATTCGCTGCGGGGCACACTCCAATGTGCTCCAGGGCTTCGCTCACCCACTCAGAGCAATACACGTTCTCAATTGCGTGTGCTGGAAGTAAGCTCTCGACCCAGCTTAATCCAATACCCGCAGACCGCATTGCACCCATCTGGTCATACGGCAGCCCCACAGTGTCCATTAAGTATTCTGTAAGACGTTTGTTTTCCGCGTCATAGAGGTCTCTATAGAGTGGGTACACCCACATCTTGCCGCTATATCCTTTAAGGACATCGGGTAACAAGTGAGCCTGTGACCCGTTGAAAACCTTGCCTGAGATTTCACAGGGAAGAGGATCGAGGGTTGTTGATTCCCACAACAGTAAGCGACCATCCGTTGCCTCCCCCATAATCCCGACGTGACTAAGCCCGAATCTTGGAATCCCGTATGTAACGACGTTAATCAAATCACTAACAGCCGATGTTCCAGAGAAACCGATCACATCGCCCGGCTTAAGTTCTACGTTTTTTAGTGGGACCATCACCCGTCCTCATTAAGTTGCAATTCTGACTGTAGCCACTGTAGCGAACGTAGTTCTCGATTTGACAATCCTCACACAAGTCTCCCACTGTGTAGTAACAAGCGGCCCGTATCTTCTTACACTTTCGACAGCGGATAGGTTTCGCGTGCTCGCTCGATTCACGTATCACTTGTCAGTCTCGTCTGTCAATCTAAGTTGTTGTCGCTGGGAATATTTATGGGCAAACCTAGCGCCAATTCTATCTTCGATCTCTTCCCGGCCTTCAACTCCCTCCAATTCCTCGTGCATTATCTCGTAGAGGGAGCGAATAAGTATTAAAAGTTGCTCCTGCGTGAGCACTGAGCCTGTTTTTTCTTCCAATTCGACCATCGTCTTGACAGCCGACACAGTAGTTTTGATTTGTCGGTCGATTGCCCCAGCATGGGCTAGGAAATCAATGTCAGTGTGAGATAGATTAAGAAGACGTTCGAGGACGCGATTAGCAATCGCACTTACCTCGCGCAGAGATTTGACAGATTCACTGTCGGCAAACGCGGCGACACGACCAGCCTCACCAGAGTCCGTAAGAAGATATTGTTTTAGTCGCGGAGCTATGTCACGCTTGCCGTAGGGGTGGCTGGTGCAAAACTCTCGCCCGTCTTCTGCAAGATTTAGACACTGCCCACTTAGAGTCGCCGCTTGGCATCGTCGTGGATCGGCTAAGTCTGTGACCTGCGGCATAAAGAGATTCCCACCATCTATAGTCAGACACCAGAAACGGCAATTTTTCTAAGAAAATCTGGAAATTTTGTAGAAAAATACCCAAATAAATCGTTTAAACAACCCAGAATAGGTTTAGAATATGTTTAAACAGCCCAGAGCAGGGAAGAAACATTCCGCAAGCCAAAAGAACTCACAACCAGCAGTCAAGAACTCACAACTAGGATGTGGGCGGCAGAGGTGTAGTGGTCAATGGTGGTCGGTGGTCTTACTAGGGAATAGTCGGTATTCTATATTATGAGTTTTAGTTACTCATTGTTGTATTGGGGTGGCAACGGCATAGACTTGAGTTGTACGTTCTCACGCTGCTCATGAAAACGAACTTGCCGTATTCGTCCGATGTTCACTCATTAAATATCAACACTCCGTAGTGACAAGTGCCAATCGAGTAATAGACCCTCTTAATTCCGCGTCCTCGGAGTGCTTTTTGGCAGTCTGGACACGGTTTTGCGTTCGCAAGTGCCCCATTTCGCAGTATTCTCACTACGAATACGACAGAATCTCGGTTCAACTTACGCACAAGACGGGTTTCAGCGTGCGCCCGCTTCTGTGGCGACCGACAACGAGTGTTGCTGCTAGTGACAATCACGCCGTCGTTTCTGATACCAACAGCGCCCAACCTGTACTGACGAAGCTTGTCACCATGCTCAGCCACTTGCGCTGCAAGTCTGAAGTATTTTTCAACCTTACTCATGACTTGGGTCGCACGTTACAAATCCAGGTTTGTCGTGATACTTGTAGGTTCGTTCGAGCCCGAGGGCGTCGTCCATTGCTGTTTCTTCGTCCGAATATGGGCCACAGGTGCCACACGGTAAGCCAGTAATGAACCATTCGTTGCCTTGCCGCTCTACTTTAGCGGTTGTAAGCCTAACAGTTCTCGATTTCATCTTGTGGATGCTCAAAGGTTCTTACTAGGCTCCCGTCGGCATCATGCACTCGCAGACCAATAAAAAAGCATGGACCCCCTGACCAAGGCTCCGCTTGAAGAAACTCAACCGCTACAAACCCGTCTTTCAACTGGTGCTCGTATAGATTGTACACATCCATGAACATTCCGTCAAAGTGTCCGATGACCTTCAACTCAACAGGGAATGGTCGCTTACAACATTCGCAGACCGGTCCCTGTTCAAGGTTTTTGTGAATGTACTCTAGGGCCTCAGTCGGCAGTCCCATAAACTGATCGCTACGCATCTTCGGTTTCTCCATTTAGGTATTCCCGCATATCTTCTTGGGCTGACTCCCATCCAGCTGCGAATCCCTCATCGAATCCCTCTTCTAAGTTTTCATCCTCGGCATCCTGTCGCCCGTCAATATATCCGGCTTTGTACGCTCGCTTTGATTTCTTCATTCTGTTTCTCCCAGGTTAAAGTGCATTGGCAATTTCTCTTGCTAGTTCCAAGAAAACTTCTCGTTCGTTACCGTTGACATCTACTCGCCACATGGACGACAGCTTACAATTGAACTCAACGCCAAGGTCACGAGCAGCCGTGACCACTCCGATTTTTGCACGGCCACTATCCGCATGTATGTCTGATGGTCGGAGTATCAATTCAAATAATCCTTCACCCAAAGTTCTACACAAGCGTCATTAACGCGGTACTGTTCAACAAGCCGTGCATATTTTTCTGCCAGTCGTGTACACCGATCAACGCCCTCATTCGAGACAACCATCTCGAAGAAGTCACCGTCTGACAACCAATTAACAAACATGGCCCACTCGATACCGAGAGCAAAAGCTTTTCTTGGATCGAGACTCTCTATGCCATCCTCGTTGAGTGGAGCAAAAATCTCGTTGAATGGTGTGTCGAACCCTTCTTCTTCGTCAATCATTTGCTTAATACCTTCTCCCAATTAAATGTTCCACGGCGTTCGGTTGCCACTTTAACTTTCTTCTTCTGATCTCATTTCAGTTCCACAGGGACAAACTGGTAGGCCAACTCGCAACCATTTAGCAGTTACTCTACATAAATAGCCGCACTCAGGGCATTCTACAGGTCTCAGGCGGGTTGTCTGCTTCTTTGGCGCATTACTATGCTTCAACTCGGCGTGGGGAAACTCCCCATGCTTCTCGACAAGTAGCTTCAACCTTTCTACCAACTCATCACCTGCCTTGGTCTCTGTCATTTTACCTGTTAAACCAAGTGCCTTGGCAACCTTTCTAAAAGCCGACCCATGCTTGGCCTCAACACCTACAGCAGCATGGCAGGCTTCATGTACAAGCGTTGCAAGAACTTCAATACTGTCCTTCAAGGCAGGGCTGACAAAAAGCTCAAAGGTCTCATCACCACTACAAGTAGCACTCCAGCACTCACCAACCCGCTGGCGCTTCGTAGCCAGGGCACCTTTAGAGGGCCAACCGCAGGAGACGCGAATCTTCGAGGGGAGTTCCGCCCCCACTTTTATAAAGTCGGTTCGCAACTCTTCGATGCAGGCAATTAGATATTCTTCTCTAGTCATCATCACTAGACTCCATCTTTATACGTGAGTCATTGACTTCAATTGACGGCGAAAGTAACACAATGTTCAACGTAAACTGGTCTGCGCTAATAATCTGCATATAGTCTTCTGAACCATCTGCCGTCTTTGAAATAGTAACGGTCAACGATGGTGGCGGCGTATGCGGGTGGTATGTAATTTTCTTAGTCATCATACTCACCGGCTTCCTTCCGACGGCGCACTTCATTCAGTGAGATACCGTCACGGCGCGCAAGCTGCTTGTTAGTTAGACCCTCACTCTTGAAATGAATCTCGCGTGCCTTACAATCACTTTGATCGGGACACTTCCTACATGGCTTACCATTAGTAGCTTGATACAAATGAACAAGCTGGATGAGGGGGTCAAGCTGCGTGCAGCCATCGGACAGTAGACCACTAAGATTCAAACTCGCAAAGGGACGCATTGTGTTATACTCTGGGGTTTAAACAAGTTCTCTACTACTACTAAATCGCTAAAGGACGGGTAATTTAGAGTTGTGTTGTCCTAAAATAATGAACAAGATGCCACAAGTAATGGACGCCAACCACCGCCGAAGCCAACAAGGTGGCTTCGAGCCCACCACAGTATGAACAAGCAATCATCGTTCCACCTTCGTATAGTGTTTAGTGAAACCACGTTCCTTCAAAATATTACATTCATGCTTGGGTAGATCAACAAAAGCCTGATCTCTCGCCCTTTTGGTTTGATACCAGAGTGTGTGCTTATGATTCCTTCCAAACAAGTCGTAAGAATACTGTAGGCCAAATCTTTTCTTCTTAGGCTTCTTGAAATGCTTGGGTATCTCTTCGCCTATCTCGCCGTGAAATGCAGTAATTTTCTAATGCCCTTTCCAGTAACACGGTGTGAGTCGGTTTTCATGTGCCACGGTAAATCCACTTTCCTGGGCAATACGTCGAACGGCCTGTTCGCTGTCCCGCTCAATCTCAAATATGACTTGTCGGGAATGTCTAAACACTTGGTCAAGAAATGACTGGAAGATTGTCCCGTCCACTTGTGGACCAATGTGGTGCAGTACATTCAGTACAACCAATTTTTTGTTCGTCATCACCAAGCACCCATCACTTCTTCCGGCGTATAATAATGCTCCATACAGAAGTCAGCGTCAGCCATGTAGCAGTCCCAGACAACCTGAACGTACTCATACCAACTCAAATAAAAGTCTCGGTCGTCGGGTGTCGGATGTCGAACAATGTGCCATACTGCCTGCAAAGCCACCAGGGGCTTCCATCTACACCATCTATAGGCTCTGACAAGGAAACACTGATTCTGGTATCTATTGCCCTTCATGCTTGATACACGCCCTTTCTGCTGCCGCAAAAGTTTTGTAAGTCCCGTGTCGGTCCACTGACAACCATTGGTTGTCTACTCGAATATTAGCGAAGAATCCTGGGGGCACCTTGACCCCAAACGCCTCATTGCGCCAGACGATTCTATAAACTCCTGATCTCCATTCTTTTCGCTTCTTTCGACTCTCACCTTTAATTTGTCGGAGTTTGAAATTCATTTACAAATCCTTTGCTTCAATCTCCAAATAGCACAACCTATTTCCGCCTTCCACACTCGCGCTATTCCAAGCAGACTGAATGAAACGGGGTCTGGTCGCGTTCGGACAAAAAGTTCGTCTGGCCGAAGCACCCCGCCGCCGTAGGCTCTAGCACACATCCCCATATCAGGTCGGTAAGAAATCACTACGCCACACATATTACTCACGCTCCAAGTACATCACGTATCCTTGCATCAACTTATTGGCAAACGGAGCACCTACACCTCGCAACCACAATTCTACAAACAAAGCGGCTGCCTTCGAGGCGATCTCACTTCTAGTCTGTCCAATAAGAATGGTTCCGTGCTTCCACATAAATGACCACTCACCATCGTGCTTGGGTGATGATGCCAGCATGCCCCGCTCCATGTTGACTGTTATTGTCTCGTCATAGGATACAATAACTTGATTGTCACAAAGAACTTTCTCATAGTCAAACTCAGGTCAGTCATCCAAAACTGGAAACCAATGATCCAGTGTAAATGGTTCGATATGAAAGTTGTAGATTGTCAAGTTTTTAGGCTTAAGTCCAGTAAAACTATCCCAGAACTCTCTACGGCGCTCAGGCGACGAACAAATCAACTCTATCCTCTCATAGGCTGACTCTTCTCTACTGAAGACACCTACCGTCTCATAGCACCCGCCTTGCTCTAGGTACCGAAGAACATATATCTTATTCTCGGCACGCCTAGCGCAGAGCAAGGTCTCGGCAAACTTACGGCCGTTCTCGTACTTCAAGTATCTCTCTAATCTACACTCCACCTCGTAGCAACAGTTACACCGCTTGGTGGTTTTATGAGGAGTTGGCTCGCCGCATACTTCACACGGGATTGTATCTCTCACAGCGACAACTCCCTTCGTAGGCAGCTGCCAACATCACTGTACATTGCTTCATCGTAACCTCGCACCAAGGCAAGTATCGCCTGTGCTATGCTACGGGCGGTATCCTTATTGGTTCCACGTGTGCGAAGTGAAAAGTTCTCAGTTTCAATAGTAACAACTATGTTTTCCATAATTCAAGTATACCTCACGTTTCTAGGTTTGTCAAGTCTTGTTCTAATTATAGCAATTGTGACGACTTTGCCCATGCAACATATTCACGTAGTCCATCTGCTAGCGACACTTTCGGCTCATAGCCAAGGACTTTACGTGCTGCCCCTATGTCCGCTAGGCTGTGCATCACGTCACCCGGCCTGGGTATCCCATACTCCACACAATGTTCTGCAACAGAGATTGAATAAAGTAGACTCGCCAGACGGTTGATCGTAACACTACTCCCACTAGCAATGTTGAATGCGCCTGACACGCCAACTGCCTGTGCAGCTTTAATGTTTGCTTGAACCACGTCTTTTACATTCAAAAAATCGCGGGTTTGTTCGCCGTCGCCAAAAATAGTTATAGGCTCCCCTCGCAATATCTTGAACACGAATATCGGTATCACATTACCGTAGGCATCAAATCGCTGGTTGACTCCGTAAACATTAAAGTAGCGAAGGCAGGCGACCTCCAATGAATAAAGCTTCGAGTACGCCAGACACTCTTTCTCCATGCAGAGTTTAGTACATCCATAAGGCGAGTCGGGTTCAACAGGATGGTCCTCCTTAATGGGAAATGTCTTCAACTCGCCAAAGATTCCAGCCGACGAAGAGGCGACAACCTTTCTAACACCAGCCCGCCGTGCCGCCTCAAGAACTTTGAGCGTCCCAATCACGTTAATCTCGGCATCAAGAATTGGATGTTCAATCGAACGCTTGTTCCCCACTGATGCGGCCAAGTGAAAGACAACCTCTGCTCCCTCGACCGCCCTACTGACATCCCCGCTATCACGGATATCACCTACAATGAGATGCGCCCTGTGGAATGGCATAAGGTTCGAACAGTGTCCAGATAAAAAGTTATCTAGGACTGTCACCTCGTGACCATCTGCCAACAGTTGCCCTACAAGATTAGAGCCAATAAATCCTGCACCACCAGTTACCAATGTTTTCATAGTAACCCAAAGGTTCGTGCCACGGCTTCGTTCGTAACTATACCATCGCAAATGTTCATTGCCCCGTCTGGTATGGACTCCCGATTTGCTATCTTCAAAATCCACGGCAGTGTAACATTACACAGGGCTGGTGTGCTTGTTAGTGGCACGGCACCAGGCATATTGGCCACGCAGTAGTGGAGTACCCCGCCAATAACAAAAGTAGGGTTACGGTGCGTGGTTGGATGTGTAGTATCCACACACCCACCCTGATCCACGGCAACATCAACAATCACGCTACCGGATTTCATCAACCTCAAATCATTACAACTAATTAGATGTGGAGCCTCGGCACCTGGAACCAAAACTGCACCGATCACCAAATCAGCCGTTTGTATGTGGTCGAGTATTGTATTCCGGTCACTGAACAACAAAGTAACATTTGCTGGCATCACGTCGGACAAGTATCTCAGCCGATCCATATTGGTATCCAGCAAATACACTTGGGCACCCATACCAGCAGCTATCTTGGCGGCATTTGATCCCACCACCCCACCACCCAGAATCAGGACTTCAGCAGGTTTAACCCCAGGCACCCCGCCCAATAGTATGCCCCTGCCACCTTGCGGTGCTTCAAGATATTTGGCTCCCTCTTGAACACTCATTCTGCCCGCCACCTCTGACATCGGCGTGAGCAACGGAAGCTGACCATTGACCTCTAAAGTCTCATAGGCAATCGCAGTACAACCACTCTTAAGAAGTCCCTCTATCAATTGGCAATTGGCAGCCAGATGCAAATAGGCAAAGAGAATTTGAGATGGGCGCAGCAAGGCAATTTCAAGTAGTTGGGGTTCCTTTACCTTGACAATCAATCCTGCACGCCTATAGACTTCCCCTATATCAGAAACTATCTGCGCCCCGCAGCGTTCATAATCCTGGTTGTAGACCCCAGCACCAAGCCCAGCATTAGCCTCAACCAGCACTGTATGCCCTGCCTGGGTTAATACTTTGGCACCGGCCGGTAGGAGTCCAACACGATATTCATCTGTCTTAGTTTCTTTTGGAATACCGATAACCATTATTCAACCGCCTTTACTTAGAAAACTGACTACAGGTGGCACAACGAAGATAGCGATCAAAGCCAGGAAAATAACCCACAAGTTGCAGGTAAAAAGGGTTAAAAAGAATAGGACAATTAGATTTGCTTTGTCCTTCTGTGCTTTTGTCAGGTAGACCTTCTCGAACATGCCGATCCCAGTCTCATCTTTCCACTGTTGTCTGTTCACATTGAAGCTCCCTCGATGTTGGCAACTAGCGCTTAATGCCCAACATTGTATCTTGTTCTTTCAAAAGTTTCAACAACACGTCACCGTGGCATGGTAAAGGATAGCAGTAACAACCAAGCACCTTTCCAACCAATTCTGGCAAAGCATCCATCAAACTCTTTGTACGGCGAATGTAAATCTCGTACTTAGCAATCACTTGTTCTCTTGTCCCATCATACCCAAGCACAAATGGATTTCCCCACTTGGACCCTCGGCCGATGTAAACATCATACACACTTGTCGTGTGGATATTGACTATTCGCCCCAATATACCTCCTCGTCGATATCGGCAACTCGCTGGTATAAGTCGAACAGAGCAGCTTCAATCTCGGTTATGTACTTCTTTAATCTAGGATGCTCGGCCACTGGATGTGTAGAAATAATATCTTCAAACATATTGGCGACCAAGAAGGTTCGATCCAGCATCTCGTGAATTAGAAGTTCATTGTACTTCATTGACGCCACCCATCACCAAAAAATGTTTGACCAATATGTTCGACAAAGTAATCATAAGGTACGGATACAGATTTCAACCTACTCGGATGGTCGCATGCCGAAACGCTTACATAAACTTTCTCTCCATCCAGTCGAATCTGTATATTAGGTCCATACTCAGTACGAACTTTGAAAATGTCCATCGGAACTTCAACTGATCCCTGCATAGGTCTGGAAAATAGTTCTCTTGTTTCAGCTACAATTAACAAAGAATGCTCCTTTCATAATCTTGACAAATTCATTGTGGTCAACTATAATGCACCGATGACCTGTGCCAACATAAATCTGATTGCCAACCAGACTAATCTGAATGTCTTTCAACTTGAGACAATCCATTGGCACGTCAATAGTCTTCTGTACTCTTACATCTATTTCTCTTGTTTCAGCTAGCATTTGTTCTTCCATCCATTACCATTGAAATACAAGTCCACCGCTTTGTTGTATGCTACAGCCGCTTCATCCTCTGTCTTAAAGGAGCCAAGATACTTACTCTTACCATCAAGGAAGATTCTTGCCTCCCACTTGTAACTATCACATCGACGGCGAACACCCTTATACTTGTTCCTAGGTTGCTCATTTCGCTTTTTATTCTTAGTCTCTGAGTCTGCCCAATACTTCCTTGACTTGTCTCCAATCTTTATTCTTGTTTCGGTACTGATTTGTCGAGTGACTTGCGGGTATACTTTGATCCCTAGCTCTTTTCTCCTCTCAATAAATGCAGCGCCCCGATTCCAAGCGGCTGCATTTCTTAGAAACACATTCTCCACTTGTTCAAATGGAATCTTCAACTCATAAGCAATTTGCTGTAATTCTAATCCCATACCACGCAAACGCTTTATCTCTAAAAGGACACCATCAGGACATGCTAGTGCTGGACGATCTCTCTCAATTCTCTCACGTGCTTTTTCTTTCCAGTTAGGTATATTAGGCATGTTAGGTATATTGTTTTGTCAGACGACAAATAATAGATGCAGTATATGGCATCGAAGCCCGAGTTAAGTACCCAGCGGCATTCAAATCATCTGCTATCTCTTTCAACTGGCATCCTACATCCCGCTTCTCTTTGATTTCTGTCATTATAGTCTCATAGAACTCTCTTGCTTGTTTGGTTCTATTCTTTGCTGCCACACCCGATGCTTTCAGTATGCCAGGGTTCCCAACACGCTTTGCCTTCCACTTCTCGTTATTTGATCCCAGCTTTATACCTCGCAACTTTGCTTGTTCTAAGCCTTTCTTTGTTCTCTCACTAATACGGCGACCTTCCTCCTCTGCGACTGCCGCCATTATATGTAGTGTAAACTTGGTGGCGTACGGCATATCACCGACAATGAACTCGACTCCCGACTCCATAAGATTAGCAATGAACGCCACATTTCTTGCCAGTCGATCCAAGCATGCAATATACAATGTAGCCTTGCAGCGTTTTGCATGAGCAATTGCTTTTGCTATTTCAGGCCGATTTGAATTCTTGCCTGATTCAGCTTCAATATATTCGGCAATGATACAATTACCCGAACGGGAAGCCATCTGCTTCTGTGCATCAAGACCAAGACCAGAAATCTGCTGTCGTTTGGTGCTGACCCGATAATAAGCTACGAGGGTGGTTTTACTAGGAATCATACCTACTAAATCGCAATCGGCCAGTTATTTAGAGTGACCTTGACGCGTCCGCGTGCCCTGTACGCGACTTGTGAGGGGTATGTAACATTT